AATTAAAATGTTATTGATTTTGTTATATTTCTTCTTATAAGGGATATATGAAGTTTAGAAAACCTGGAGATGAAATAATCTTGACGAAGGAACTCTCGGCTATGAGAGATGAACTCACCCCAAAACAAGTAGCTTTTGCTGAACATCTTGTAGCTCAAGAGAATAGAAAGACTGCAACTGAATGTGCTGTCATGGCAGGATATGCTGAACATTCAGCAAGAATAACTGCTTCTAAATTACAGAGCGCAAAAGAGTTTCCTAAAGTTCATGCCTACATTAGAGCACTACAAGAAGACCTTTGGAATAAATACAAGATCTCTCCTGCCACACATATGCGTAGACTTCACGAGATTGGCCTTCGTGCAGAGAACCCCAACAGTAAAGATATAAATGAATTTGATATGAAGCCAGATCTCAAGACTGCCTTAGCTGCTGAGATTAGCAGGGGTAAAGCTGCAGGATACTATGAAAAGAAAGAGAAGAAGACCGGGAAAGGTATTGACAACTTGACGCTAGAGGAAGTTGATAGCCTGTTGCAAGATTTAAGAAAAACAGCTATCATCGACAACAGGGATATGAACACGAGTGAATCCGAGGCAATACAAAGCAACGATCAGTCAGAACAAAGCGATCAACAAATTTCTTGAACAAGGTTATTACGTCTATACAAACATCTGCGAACAGGGTCCAATTGATATTGTGGTTGTCAACCCAGCGAATGGCAGAACTCACTTTTTTGATGTTAAGACTTCTAATGGAAGTAGAATTGTAAATGGCAAGTCGATTGGTGGAGCAGGGAACAAACTCAAACCGAAACAAAAAGAACTTGGAGTCCGACTCTGTCTTGTCGAAGGAGACGAAGTTCGCATTGTTGAAAAGAGAGAAACGATCCACAAACGACAAAGAAAAGAAAAAAAGTTCTTCAGTAAAGCGAGGAAAGGAATCGACTTTTTGGAAGAATGTTAGATCAATAACTCCTAGCATTTCTTGGACTCGTATGGAAACATACGGAACTCCTGGTATTCCCGATTTACTTGGTGTTTTTGTTGATGAAAAATTAAAACGAAACATTTCTTTTTGGGTTGAACTCAAGCTAACAAAAGGAAACAAACTCGATCTATCGCCCTTTCAAATTTCGTGGAATTTAAAGCGTTATTCTCTTTGTCAGGACAATTTTATTATGGCAAAGGGCATCGAAGAGAGGGCCATTTTCTTTTATCCGGGGGCGCTTGTGCGTGAGCTTGTGACTGATTACCGAGAGGTTGAGCCCTTGTTCGTGGTCCATCAACCATGGACGCATGAGCTTGAGCCTGCGATTAGGCGTGTGCTTGTGCATGTCCCTTGATTATTGGAGAAATTTTCGTCCGCATCCCGACCAGGTCCGGAAGGACCCAGTCGGTAATGTTTTATTACTTTCGCTGCTCTAACTTGTGGAGATAATCACGCCACCTGGATTCGTCAAAGTGCTTGGCGTGTCGCTTGGCAAAGCTTTTGAGTTCTTCTGCGACCTCAGGAGCTTGTGCTTGCGCCTTGTGTACGATGTCGGCTAGTTCGTTTAAGTGTTTTTTAGTTATAGTCATTTTCTACCTTTCTTAAATATTCGAAGATTTCCGCCGGGCTGTTAAGCCCCGCTGTGTCTTCGTGTGTCGGTGGCGTGTGCCTGTTGTCGAAAAGAACTACGTGCCACTTGTTCCCCTCGTAGTTTTCGGTCACCTCTAGACTGAGATGACCGATATTTATTTCAAATGCTAAGCCCACGATCCGAAAAAGTATTTTCCGTTTTTTTCTAAAGTCGCTTTAATAGTCTGGTTATTCGCATAGGGTTTGATATCTTTACAAACCCAACACAACGAAAATTTGACCAGATCTTTAGATGATCTCGGTAAGCCTGTAGTCTCATTTCTTACAAAACTTAACTTGTCTTTTAACATAGACAAAAGACTTGTTTCGCTTTTCAAATCATCTGCATAGATTTTAGTCACCTGAAACATATCTTGTTGATTATCTTCAAATGTTGCGATAACTTCTAATTCTAAGCCTTTAATTTCAAACTTCATATTCTATCCTTTCTGTATAATATCCTATAAATATTAACCAGCGTGTCAACAAAAAAGTGGTCATATTTTATTACTCAGATCCAGTCAGGACCTGGTGCAGCCGTAGTAATAAATTATTACTTTTTACCTGGTATTCCCGGGAAGTGCCTCTGTCCCGTATTGTAATAAATTATTACTTTTTACCTGGTTCCTGGCCGACGGCGCTGGTGCGTGATTCGTCATAAATTATTACTTTTTGCTTGTGACCGGATCTGCCGCCTGTGCTTGAGCTTGTGCGTGCGACTGACATTGTGCTTGTTCATTTAAAAATTTTTTCTGGGTGTGCTTGAGCCTGTGCCCGTCGAGTAATATTTTATTACGTTTAGGATCTTGCCCTGAACTTCTCCAGCGTGGAGCAGTAATATTTTATTACTTTGTCCTGACGTTTTAAAATTTTTTGAGTCATATTTTATTACTTTTCACCCCGTTTTTATTGGAGCTCTTTGAGCTTATTTTTATTTTCTTTAATTCGCATTTCAGCATATTTTATTTTTCCTTGCCAATAGCGAATTGTTCTTTCAATTTCTTTTTGTTCTAATTTTCTCGCATCATCAATTTTATTTTTTATTTGTTCGAGCGATAGTTCGCTGATCTCTTTTTTTGTTAATGTAGAAAAAGCTCTTTTTTTAAAGTTCATTTTTCACTCCGAATATTTATTAAATTAAGTATATAAATTATAGGATTTTTTATATATAATCAACAACAGAATATTCAGAAAGGAAAAAACAATTATGAATATTAGAGAAATCATATCATACGTTAATCAGTATGATAAAAATGACGAGGATTATCTCAATAAAATTTTCATTGAAGTTCAAAATTTTTGTGAGGAAAGATTAAAAACTTTTAAACAAAAATTTGGTTCAGTGAATTATCTTAAAAGAGATAATTTTAACAATAGCTTAATTAAGTTAATTAAGAGCAGGACTCCGATTGAAGAAGCAGGACTCGATTTAATTTATTGTGTTGAACATCTTGCATTTGAATTAATTGATGAGTCCGAAGTAGTCCATACAACCCACCATGACACCATTTGTTCCGAAGCTTATAGTGATAACTATTTTACTTGTGATAGTTGCGAAGAGATTGATCATATTGACGAGGAAAGACAATTTAATAATTATCAAGGTGTCTATTGCGAACGTTGTTATGATAATCAAGGATACAATTGTTCTCGTTGTGGTGAGTATATGCACGAAAACGAAAACTGCGATTGTGATAATGATCAAGATGATGATTACGATGATGACTCCGATTATTTAGATAATTATCGAACACGAGTTTTTCTCGCATATCTTGTTTTAACTGAAGGCACAGAAATAATTGAAAAATTATTTTATGGAATTGAAGTTGAACTTCATGCACGAGATGATCGCTACGATACAGTTCAAGAATTAAAAGAGTGTTTTAATGATACTCAAATTCTATTTAAACAAGACGGTAGCTTGGATACTCAACAAGGCTTTGAAGTTGTCAGCACAAATTGTTCATTTGAATATCACAAGAAAGTTTTTTGGAAATCATTTTTCGAAAAATCACCGAACAATTTATGCAAAGCTTGGCACGGAAAAGATTGTGGTCTTCATATTCATTTCAGTCGTGAGGCATTTACAACAAATCAAATTAAAAGATTAAATTGTTTTTATAATCATCCTGCGAATAGAAAGTTGATTGTTGATATTGCAGGACGAGATGAAAATCAATATTGTAGATTTCAACCTAATCGAGATTTTAATTCACCGATTAAAA